TCTGGAACCTAAGCGATTTATTCCTGATTTATTAGAAGAGGACTTTGACGATGAAAGTTGAAAAGCGCAAAGACTGTGGAGCGTCAAACCCTGCAGCCAAAGCAAAGCCAAACATGAACATGGGCGGCTACATGAAGATTAAAAAAGATACTAAACCCGGATTCAGCTACGGCGGTATGGCTAAGAAGAAAAAGAAGAAGTAATGCTCACGTGGGTAGCCATAGCGGTAGTATGCAATAGCCCTGCGGTTACTGATTGTACGGTGTTTGCCTATCGAGAGAGTTTCTTCGAGGCAAATGAGTGCAACGTGAGTCTACAATCTTTTTTATTTACCAGACAGAACGAGGGAAAGTTTGCCTTTGGAGCTTGTAAGGCAATCGAAGTAGCAGGGGAACTGATTTAGGGGGACGGTAATGTTAGCGGAATTAGCCGCTGCCAATGCCGCATTCGGGGTAATCAAGACCGCTATCTCCAATTCTAGGGAGTTGGCTGATTGTGCAAAATCCATCGCAGCCTTTGTAGGGGCTGAAGAAGACCTGAAGGCAAAGGCAGAGAAGAAGAAGAAAAGTCCTCTTAATAAAGTATTAGGTAAGGACGCAACTGACTTCGAAGAGTTCTTAGCTCTAGAAAAGATAAACCAGCAAAAGGCCCAACTCCAGTCTCATATGCGGCTCTACGGAAGACCCGGAATGTATGACGCTTGGGTGGAGTATCAGGCCAAGGCGCGTACCGCACGTAAGGAAGCTCAACGCCAGCGTGAGAAAGAGCGGCAAGAGCTAGTAGAAGTCCTAACGTGGATATTCATTGTACTCGTCGTCTGGGGAGGTCTGGGAGGCGGTCTGTACTATTATATAGCAGGTTTTTAATGGCAATCGATAAGAGTAGAATGAAATGCAACAAGCCACGGCGTACACCTGATGGACCTAAAAAATTTGTCGTTAAGGCTTGCAAGAATGGCAAAGAGAAAATCATCAGATTTGGCGACCCAGAGATGCGCATTAAGAAAAGTAATCCAGAACGTCGAAAGTCATTCCGAGCAAGACACAAGTGCGACACGGCGAAGGATAAATTCACCGCAAGATATTGGTCCTGTAAGAAGTGGTAGTCTAGATGCCAGCTAAGAAGAAGAAGAAATCCACCACTAAAAAAGACGCTTGCTATCATAAGGTTAAGGCTAGGTATACGCGGAATGGCGGTACTTGGCCTTCTGCATATGGTTCAGGTGCCTTGGTCAAATGCCGCAAGGTAGGAGCTAAGAACTGGGGTAAAAAAAGTGCCAGCAAAAAGTAAAGGCAACAGCCTCAAGAAATGGTTCAGCCAGAATAATGGCAAGGGGTGGGTAGACTGCAAGACGGGTAAGCCTTGTGGTCGCAAAAACCGATCAACCACAACAAGAGGCTATCCCGCCTGTCGCCCCACAATGGCACAATGCAAATCTGCTAAAGCCAAGACTGCCACTAAAAATAAAACCAGCAAAAAAAGAGTAAGTTGGAAGAAGGCTTGACGACATGGATGATAGATTAGACCGCATGGAAGAGAAGATAGATCGTTTATCCGAAGCAGTAGTCGCAATGGCGCGGATGGAAGAACGAATGCTAACTCTCTTCAAGCGAATGGATAAATTCGATAGTTGCATTCAGAAAGTTGATGACCGCCTAGACGAGATGGAGCGTCAGGCCATTGCCCGTGGTCAGAAGATTGCATTCGCGGAGCGTATATTCTGGATGATCTGCACTGGCGCAGTCGGCCTAGCATTCGTGTACTTGAGGTAATTATGGAACAGAAGAAAGAACTCACAGACAAGCAGAAGCTGTTTCTTGATGCCCTGATGACTGAGGAGTGTAAGGGTAATATTAAGAAGGCTATGAAGGTGGCTGGCTACGCAGACAACACCTCTAGTACTGTAGTGGTAGCCGCTCTCAAGGAAGAGATTAATGATCGTGCCGCTATGGTGATGGCTATGAATGCACCCAAAGCTGCGTGGGGAATGGTAGACGTATTAGATGATCCAAGTGCTATGGGAGCCAGAAACTCTATCGCAGCGGCTGCGCAGATTTTGGACCGCACAGGCTTGATCAAGAAGGACCAAGTAGAAGTTAAAAATACAGGCGGTGCAATGTTTATCTTGCCACCGAAAAGTGAAGATTGAGCATTTGGCTAAATAAGAGCAGAGCCAACAAGACAGCTAAAATACCATACGCCTACGTGGCATCTGAGGACGACCCCCTAGTCTTAATACCCGACGAGGCGAAGGCTGTACTTGTAGAAGAGGCTCTAGACTATCTAGAGGACGGACACTCCAGTCGAAAGACGGCTGAGTGGCTGACTTCTAAGACTGGCGATAAGATTTCGCATCAGGGTATCATTCACATATGGAAGGACCGTAGAGGACCAGAAAGTGACAACCCGTCTAAGCGTCTGAAGGAACTGGCGAAGCAGAATAGGAAGCGCAAGCCTAAGACCTCTGAAGATAAGAAAGTGGCAGCGGCGAAGCGCAAGCAGACTGACGCTAAACGCCGCCTAACTATTGCCAAGAAACGCCTCGAACAATTACAACCAGCAGAGCAATTAGATACTTCCAATCTAGATTTCTCTGTGATAGAATCTGAAAAACAGAAACAGGAAGTCATATTCGCACCCAACGAGGGTCCACAGACTGAGTTTCTAGCATCCAGTGAAAGAGAAGTGCTATACGGCGGGGCCGCTGGAGGTGGCAAATCCTATGGGCTACTCGCAGACCCAATGCGGTACTTCTCAAACCCAAACTTCAATGGACTAATACTACGGCGCACAAATGATGAACTACGCGAACTTATATGGAAAAGCCAAGAACTTTATCCTAGAGCGTTTCAAGGGGCTAAATGGGCTGAGAAAAAGTCTCAGTGGACATTTCCTTCAGGTGCAAAGCTATGGCTCACGTATCTGGAGCGGGATCAAGACGTTCTACGCTACCAAGGTCAAGCGTTCTCGTATGTAGCATTCGACGAACTGACCCAGTATCCCACTCCCTTCGCGTGGAATTACATGAGGTCTCGACTACGTACTACGGACCCCACCCTGCCCATCTACATGAGGGCGACTACTAACCCCGGTGGAAGTGGTCACGGCTGGGTAAAGCGGATGTTTATAGACCCCGCGCCAGCGAATACAAAGTTCGTGGCAAAGGATTTAGACTCTGGAGATGACTTAGTGTTTCCAGATGGGCATGAGAAGGCTGGTGAGCCGCTGTTCTACAGACGATTTATACCAGCAAGCCTAAAAGATAACCCGTATCTCATGGAAGGTGGTCAGTACGAGGCCAACCTACTCTCTCTACCAGAGATGCAACGTAGACAATTACTAGAGGGAGACTGGGCAGTTGCAGATGGCGCGGCATTTCCTGAGTTCAGACAGTCGGTACACGTGGTCGAACCCTTTGACATTCCCCCAGATTGGCGGCGGTTTCGGTCCTGTGACTTTGGATATAGCTCTTATAGTGCTGTTCACTGGTTTGCGATTGATCCAAACTATGACACCCTAGTCTGCTACAGAGAATTATACCTCAGTAAGCACACTGGTAGAGACCTAGCCAAGGCAGTCCTAGAGGCAGAAGGCTCAGACCGCATCGACTACGGTATATTGGACAGTAGTTGTTGGCACAACAGAGGACAAATTGGCCCGTCTATAGCTGAAGAGATGATTTCTATGGGCTGTAGGTGGCGACCGAGCGACAGGACTAACGGCGCACGTATAGCTGGTAAGAACAGACTGCACGAAGTCTTGAAAGTAGACCAAGACACGGGCCAAGCTGGCATAATATTCTTCAATAACTGCCGACAAATTATAGCTGATCTACCAATTATACCCTCTGACCCGCGCGGATCGGACGATATTGACCCTAGATACGCATCAGACCACGCCTACGACAGCGTTAGATACGCAGTTATGAGCCGACCACGGGCAAGATCACCCTTTGATTGGGGTCAAGGCATTCCACAACAGCGTTGGCAACCCGCTGACGCAATATTTGGGTACTAAATATGGCATTAATGGACAAACCCTTACCAGAAGACATTACAGACTCTACTCTAGCAGTCCCTCTAGAAGAAGATGGTGACGTAGTAGAGGAAAATACCAGCTTTTCTGGCACTGTAGCCTTTATTGAGAGCCAATATCGCCGCTCTAAAGACGCTCGACTGGTAGACGAGGAGCGTTGGCTGGATGCCTACCGCAACTATCGTGGATTATA